GAGTACCTTTCTCTTTTCCCTGACACTTGTACTCTCCACGCGCTCCGCACATTGGACATGTACCATAGTGCCCCTCTCTCGGTTCTTCCGTCCATCTCTGGAACTGGCTTTCGTAGGAAATTCCGCTTTTCCATCTCGCATCTGTAACCCCTCCACACTTGCTGCAGGCTATATGTGCCCAGCAGCCATGCTTTTTGTAATACAGATAATGCTGATTGTGAAAATACAATCTGTCAGCTCTGTCCAGAATCTCTTTCTCCGGCAGTTCTTTGGTGTGCGCCATTCTATCTGCCAGTGCCTCCTGGCGGCGCATATACGCCTTGTGTTCTCTGTTCCGTCTTGCCGTTGTTACAATATCGTCCTCATGTTTGTATATGTATTCCCACCAGCACTCCTCGTCGTATACGTTGGCTTTGCAGAACTTCTTTATCCTTTCCAGATCCTCTGTGCTCTGGAGTATATTTTCTTTTTTCTCCTGCTCCCATGTGGGATGTTCTTCTCCCCATATCACTCTCCCATAACAACTGTCCGGCTTTATTTTCTGCCTCGTCCATTCTTCCTTTTCTGGCCAATATGTGCCGAAATCCTTTTTCGTGAGCACGATCCGCACCATCGGCATTTCTTTTGTTTTTTTGTTCCTGTATACCTCCAGGAAAAGATGCTTTTCGTGTCCAACAATTTTGACCGCCGTGACACCAATGTATTTGACATCTTTCTTTCTGCTGGTTTTCCTCAATCCGAAATACGGTATTTTTTCAATCGCTTTCTTTTTCATCCGTCCCACCTACTTTCCCATGTAGTATTCCGTTATGATCTTCTTTGCTCGTCCCATTCCTGGGATTCCAAGCGTCACTCGCCCCGCTGATACTCCTGCTGCCTTTAAGATATCCTTATCCACCAGTGTCTGATTCTTGAAAGACCATGTAAGAAGTGCTGCAATGCAGCCTTTCAGGCTTTTCCCTTGCTTACGCACCTGATGTGCCAATATTTCATTTTCCAAGCACTGCCCTTTTATATATTCCACCCAGTCCTCCATAATTTCCTTTGGTTTCAACTCCATCACTTCCACTTCAATTTTCCCAAGTGCTGCGGTTAATGAATCACAAAGCTCCGGAATCTCTCCTTGCAGATACATTTCCACGTACTCACTTCCAATTCCATTTTCTTTCGCCATTTCTTTCAGACTTTCTATGTCACCCTCGTTGAATAGATTGTCTGCCAACTCATTTAATTCCTTGTACGAACTCATCTCTCCGAATTTCTCAAACATCTGTTTTATCTCCCTTGCCATGCTGGCTCATTTGCCATTCTCTTTTTCTTGCCTTTTGTATACTTGTCACAGTTTTCCGGACTGCATCCTCGTCTTTTACCTGTTAGCAAAATGTAATCACAACCTCTTCCCTGATAAGCTCTGTAAATACATGTCTTGCACTGTTGTCGCTTTTTTGCAGTGTTGCGCCGTTGTTCTTCGTAGCTTTTTCTCTTCTCTTCTACCTCCGAACTCGTTACGCTCCACGCCATACTCTTGATCGCACTTTCTGTGCGATCAATTTTCATTGCCATGACCTGTGTTGGGATTTTTCCCCAATTTTCTTTCACGTACTTGCGTTCTTTTTCTGTCCATTTTCTACCCATGCGATTGCCCTCCGATTTCGGACTTTTCGGCGTTTGTCGGACTTTTTAGTCTTATTTTTGCCTGTTCCATCATCCATTTGCTGTATTCGTTACGACGTTCCCAGACAAATTCCACTTTATGCTTGTCCAGTTCTGTAGAAATCTGCTGCCAAAGTTCCTTATGTGCTACATTTTCCCCTTTAATCGTCTTCCAACCGTTAGTTTTCCACATTTCCAAGTTGCCATTTTTGCAATTATTGTTCAAAAATGTAGAATCTGTATGCACCTCAAGGACACACTCCTTATTCAGTCTTTTCAATGATTTCAGGAAAGCACATAGCACTGACTTGTGGTATGTTGTCTTTTCCTCACGGACGAAATCTTCTCTCGTCTCGATTTCTCCATCTTTCTTTTGATATTCGACTACTGCTGCATACCAGCCTTCTCCCTCTCCTGCCCGAAGCGGACCTTTTAAAGAGGTTTCTATGTATATTTTTACTTCAAACATTTTTAAATCCTCCTATTTAGCCTGATCATGGTGTATCTTCTATACCGGTATCCCGTTACTGGATTGATTCCCTCGTAAACAGATGCTATGTAATATCCTTTCTGCGATTTTGGTTCTTTCTTCCACCTGATCAGCTTGTCTACCTTTGGTTCCGGAAGTGGCATATTTTTGCTGATGTTGTAACTTGCCTGACTTAGCCTTGGCTTTCCTTTCGCTCCATCCGCTTTCGTTTCTGTTGTATATTCATCTTTTGTCATGTAGCTTGCAAGTTTTGTAAAATCTTCGTCGTAATACTGGCTGTTCCGGATTTCTATCGACCACGTTCCGCCTTTTTTCCAAGCTCTCTGCAAAATGCCCGCCGTGTCTCCGCATTCATTCATCACAACGTGGATGTGCCACGCTCCGCGCGTTCCCTGTTCAATATTGCGAAACCAAAAACACTCATATCCACGCTTTTTAAATTCTTTCCTGACCGTCTTCATCGCATCCTGAAAATCTTTCAGTGCTGCTTTCATATCCTCCGGTCTATTTCTCACTTCGTAGGTCCATGTAGCAAAGACGTCACCCGGTCTTATATATTCCAGCATCCTCCACCGACACCGTTTCATCTTATTCAGCGCATTTACCTTCTGCATCTGTTCCTTTGTCGGTTTTTCTTTCTTTTCTCTTCGCTTACCAGGTGCTCCATATCTGCCGTCATGGTTTTCTTCTATATCGATGATTTCTCCGCCTCTAAATTCCCTTTTCTTCCTGTTTATCATAATTCATCATGTCCTAACTTTAATATTCTTATCAAGTCGAAAACGGGTTCAAAATCCCCCGTTTTCCTTGACTTTTCCAGTTCACAATGATATTATAATTTCAGGTATTGAAATTAGTGTTCTTTGTGAACCGGCTGGCATTTGCAGATGTCAGCTTTTTTCTTTTGTCAATCTACCATTTTTACTTCTACGCCATATTTTCGTGCTATCTGTTCTGCCTTTTTCCGAACCTCTTCCCTGGTCCCAAACATCGCTTGTACATTCGTTACATTTCCGCTTGGAAATTTGATTGCCTGCGAATATCTGACTATCTTAACCGGATTCTCCATATTTTCTCCTTTCCGGCATTGACTTTTTCTATGGTAGCAACATCGATGCTGCTACAATTTGCCCTACTACAAAGCCGATGATAGTCAAGCCGACCATGCATGCGCCGATCATCACCCGCCGAAAAATTATCTCGTCACGAATATCTTTCTTAAGCAACTGGTTTTCCAGTCTTCTCTGCCGTAAGACATCTGATGGCTCAAACTCCATAACCTGAATCTCCGGTTTTTCAACTACCGTAATCTCATTCATTTCACTACACTTCCTACCAAAATCGCATTACCTACAACTCCGATGGCGATTACTATCAGCACCGCAATCGCAAGCTTATACGCGAACACACGCTCTTTTCTTAGTTTCCGTTCATGCCTGTTACGGATTCTTCTTTTCTCCCAATCAGGGAGTGCTTTTCTTCTGTTCCAGTTCATTTCTTTCCCTCTTTCTCAATTTCTTCAAGCAGATTTTCAATCCTAAACAGCTCGTCCACTTTTTTTCTTTCCTCATGCTCTTTTTCCCATGTAATTTCCTTCATATCCAGCATTAATTCCAATGCTCCTACAACCCTGTATTTATGCGAATTACATATCTCTCTTGCGAACCTTAAGTCCTTCATACGTTCGTCTTCTCTGATCTGTCGTTTTACCCAGTTCAGGTTGTGTTCGAGTAATTCCAGGTATTTTTCAAGCATGCTTGTCCTCCCTTCTACCGCTTACGCGGTCTTATCCTTTGCTTTTCTGTCTTGTAATGCTTTGCGCATAAAGTTTGCACAAGCATCTTCCAAGTCTTCTTTGGTAGGTAATCGGCTGTAATGAACATATACAACCGCTTTACTTGTTTCGATTTTCTTTGTTTCCATATATCTCCCTCCAATCTTTAGAATGTATGTATTACTGTTTGTACTTGTTGCGTTGTCCACCGAAATCTTCTATACTATTAATACAGGGCACCGCCATGTCCGAGTATGATAGAAAGGAGAATTTTGTATGAACAACAATATGTTAATTGACAAAACCGTAGATATTACGATTTCGAAAATGAATAGTTCGAATATCGCTGTAGATGAGAACGGCGGTAAAAATGTCGCCGCATTTATGCAAGAAATCTACAACAAATTGATCGAGCTTAATCAAAATAGAAATCAAGATTAATTATTTTGGGCTCTAGCTGTTACTAGTTCTGCTAGAGCTTTCACTTCTTCTGACAGCACTGCTGAATCTTTTATAGTGCAATCTTCAATTATTCGCTCACAGATTTTTTCTATTACTTCATCTACTTTCTCCACCATTTCCTCGCCTCCTATCCCGCTTTCTTATTGCTTTCAAGAATCTGCCTGTCTTTTAATGCACTCGCGTAAATGATCACTTGTTTTCTATCCTCTTCCCTAAGGTTTTCAAGGATCTGCATTAATTCTTTTCCCTCTTTTAAGTCTTTTTCCGTTAAATGTCCAAGCATAATTGTCACCTCCTTGTTATTGCCTTTTCCTTTTATTTCTCCTATAATTTACTTACAGGCGTCTACCAATGCCAAGTACTACGAAAGGAGATTTTTACATGTCTAAGCTATCAACTATTCTTTCCATCGGTCTTGCTTTAGCAGCTGTTTTCTCTCCAATTCTTGTTGCTATAATAAACAACCGGAATGCAACAAAAATCCGTCTTGCCGAATTCAAGCATCTTGAAGAGATTAAAAAAATGGAATTATTTCAACGTCTCGAAGAAGCTCAATTCCAAAAGGAATATGACGCTAAAAAGGCTGCATTTTCAGAATTGATAGAATCTGCTACAAAATTTCATTCTGATACCAGCAACCAAACAGCCTTAG